CGCTGTCAAAGCTGTTCCAAAGCTCGTTCGTCCCCGCCGTCGTGTAGCGCTTGTCGCCGCCCGGCGCTGTGCGGATGACCTTCTTGATGAGGTTGATACAGTCCAGCTCGCTGTACGCCGTCCCGATCAGTCCCCGCGCCGCGCGGATGGCCTCGCTTGTTTCAATCATTGGTTTTTCCTCCTTTCCGTTTTTTTATCCGAGCAAATGCCCTCGCAGCCGATGAAACTGTTTCAGCGTCCGTCTGCGGGCTAAAGCATACTTTCGGATGTTCTCTTCCGTCGGTTCAATGCCTGCATAACCAAGGTACCAGACGGCCCATTTTCTCGCCCGTTTTCTTTGCATTTCATATTTTTTTTTGCTTTTCATTCGTCCCACGCTCCTCCCGCGCGGATGAAGCGGCCAACCAGACAGTCCGCCGCGAAGATGATCGCGCCGCCGACGATGATGCCAAGAATAATCATGGTTTTGCCTCCTTAGACGATTGAAAGACCGTCGTCAGATTCTTCTCTTTCTGCCGCGTCCAGCGCGTCATAATACGCCTGCGCAAGGGCTTCAACTTCCGCGATGTCGTCCTCCGTCAGCAAACCGCTGTCCAAATGGGTGTATGCCTTGTCCAGCCAGTACGCCACGTCGCGTCTGGCGGCGATCTCACGCTTGATGGAGCGCAGGGTCAGGTCGTGCCGGGCTTTACTTTTGATTGCCATATGCTTTTCCTCCCTTAGGTAGCGGTCATGGACGCAATCGCGTCCTCAAGGTTTTTAATTACAATGCTAACGTCTCTTTGATAGCCCAGTTTCAGCCCCGCGCCGTCACTCGCTTGCACCACGGTGTCTGGCGCGTAGGTAGTCAGTGCTTTGTAAGCTGTGATTTCAGCAGAGGTGAGCGGGGTTTCGATGGGGGTGGCGAGTATTGCATTCTGCTCGTCCAACGTTTTTGTGCTGTCGAAAGCTGCTTTATCCACCCTCTGCACCTTTACACCCCTTTCTAAGTCCACCTCGTCGCACACCCACTGTTGCCCCTGCGTGTCAGTATAGTTGCCGCCAGATGTGACAGGGATACCGGATAAGCCGTTGGGGGTGGGGAGCGTGAGGAGCTGTTCGCGGTATGGGGAATAGGCGGTGGATTTGTCTCTTGTTAAGGACACCTGTACGGTAGCGTTTAGCGAGGCACCCTCTAAGATTTGCAGTTGGAGTGAAAAGTTCGCGTCTCTGGTAAGCATTACTTTCTGGTTTTGCACATCAGAGGAAAATTTCCCGATGTAAAAGAAGTTGAGCATAACAGAAGGACTTAGCCCCCTAGTCGTTAGGTAGTAAATACCATGAGTTAAACGGTGTATCGTATCTTCGTGTAAGGCTATGTTAAAAGCTTTGGTAGCCGTACCAGTAATTAAAACACCATTTTCATAGGTAGTGTAAGTTATTCCGTTTGCGGTCGATTTCACACCGGGTTTAGTGCCCTCTAGCATGTTTGCTCCCGTCACTTTTATCGCCACGCTCCCACCGTCACCAGCGCTCACGATAGGCACAGGCGCATCCGGCGTGGGCGTGCCGTCCTGCGTGCTCTTGCCATACACGGTCAGACCGCGAAGCGGCGCGGCAAAGGCGTCATCAACGGCAATCGGGTTGCCCGTCTCGCTGCCCACAAGGATGTTCTGCAGAGCTTCATCTGCCGCCCTGATGTTCTCCCTTGCCTGCGCCTTTTGCGCATCATCAAGCGTCTGCGCCGTATACAGTACCGCTTCCTGCGGCGCGTCCTTTCCCGGATCGCCCTTCTCGCCCTGCGGTCCTTGCGGGCCCGGTTCGCCCTTCTCGCCTTTCTCGCCTCGCGGGCCCGGTTCGCCCTTGTCGCCCTTGTCGCCCTTGGGTCCCTGCGGGCCAATCGGGCCCGTTTCACCCCTGTCTCCTTGCGGGCCTTGCGGCCCTACAAAGTCGCCATTATCCAACCGCCGCTGTACTTCGTCCGCGACTGCCTGCGCGGCGTCCCCCGCCCGCTCAACGTCGGCCAGTATGCCAGTTGCCTTGTCGATCCATGTTTCAACCGGATCAGGCGCCGGGGCAGTTGCGTTGCCAAGAGACTCACCGATGCGCGTACAGGCAATCGCGGTCTTGATGACCGTGCCATCCGCGTCTTGGATTGTGATTTGGGCTTGCCCGCGTCCGGATTTATCGCCGATATCCGCTCTCGTGATCTCCCACGTCAGGATACCGCCCTCTTGTTTCACCGCCGCCGGATACTCCGCCCCGCCGGGCGGCTTGGCCGTGATCGACGCAATAGCATCCGGATACTGGCTCAATATGCTTTTTAGATCGATCAATACCCGCGTCGCGCGATTTTCTCTGACGCGGCCAAGCAGCAGCGCTTGATCGCCAAAACGGTCAAGCGCCAGAATGATATCACGCATCCCGTTCTCTCCCTCGTTTAACTCAAATTCAAAGTAGCTTCCTTTAATCCGGGATGCACCTGTTCTCAAACTTCTTATAAGCGTCAAGATACCATTCCTTCTTGTCGCCGTTATAGGTCATCTCGTAATACATGCCGTCAAACAATGTGGATGACAGCAGATACTTCCAGTTCTGGAGCGCCTTGCACTTCCAAACCACGAACACATCAAACTCCGGCGCCTTGTCGGACTTGTCCAGATGGTCAACAATGTAGCTTCTTACGATCTCAATAACCTTGTTATCCATATCTTGTTCCTTTCTTACGCCATTAGATAAAATAAGCAGATGGTACAAACGGCTAATGCCACATGCCTCCCATCAGGAACCGATGTAGCGCGGCGAGGTCTCCTTTAACTGATTAACTCCCAACCGTCAGGGTATGCGGTCACATCATGCACGGTGTTGTCCAGCAGACAGCGATACACCATGCCGTCCTCTGTCTTGTACACTTCGCCAGCCATGTACATGCCGCTTGTGCCGTAGGGATCAACCCACGGCTTCGCCTTAGCGGGGTTGGTCGTATGCGCAAGACCCCAAAGCGCACGGAGCGTTGATGGTCTTCCTGCGTAGTTCGCCGCATTGTACGGCTGGATAAGAAGCCATACCTGTCCTTCGTCCGTTACAGGAGCGCCGACAGGATAAGTGCTGTAATCCTTGGTCGGGTCAAATGCCGGGGCGCTATGTTCCCGGTCGATGATCTGTGTACCAGTCAGGCTGTGCGCCTCCTCACGCAGCTTGAGCGCATCGGAGCGTCCAAGACCCCTGAAAATGTCAGTCATGCTCATGCCTCATTCACTCCTTCCGCATAAGCCACTTCGCAGCTTGCAAGATTATCTTCCAGCGCCTTGATGCGTTCTTCCTGCGTCGGCTTCGGTTCTCCCGGTTCCGGCACTTCCGGCTCGACGTACACGCTGCCATCGTCGGAGAGCTGCACCGCATTATCGAGCACGCGATAAATGGTTGTGTAGCCGTTGAAATTGCCGAGCTGGGTCACGCCATCCATGCGCCAAGTTGTAAACCCTGTCGTTGGCGCGTTGGTAATACCGTCAAGCTCAATAACATGATCGTTAATGCGCGTGAAACCTGCTTCCAGGAATTCATCTGCACCATTAGATTTTATTTTAATCATACATTACCCCACCCCACTTATAGAGCATTCCAAGTGACTTGTTTATTGCCATTTATCTGCGTTCCAGAATATGCTGTGCCATCAGAAGCAACGCCCAAATAGTAGGTATCGCTAACAAAACTTCCCGGCCAACTGCTACCGGTAATACGGATAAAACCGCCATAGTCAGCAGGCATTGTATTTCCTTTATTTTTCTCGGTGTAGAAACCGCCTTGTTTCAACGACCAAACGTCGGACTTAATAGTTTTGACAGCTTCCGCCCCAGCTACTTTATTCGTCAGATCGGTGCTTGCAAGGATTTCTTCTAGTGTGAGCGCATCAGATTGATCCACTTTAGCATTAAGCTCTTCTCCGACCTTTTGCGCGTCCGCAGCCTCTCCCGCCTGCGTCAGCGTTGCGTCCGTGCCGGACAGTGCCCCAACGTCCGCCGCTGTCAACATGACCTTTCCCGCCTCGTCCGGCGATTTTCCGTTGATCGTCAGGCTCCCGATGTTCCCCGTGTCGCCGCGCGGGATCGTCAGCTCGATCACCGGCGCTTCTGCTGTGCCGGTCTGCTTGACGCTCGCCGCCGTTCCCGGCTCGCCAGTCTTGACCTGCACTGTGATCTGAGGCGTTGCGCCCGGATCGCCTTTATCGCCCTTGGGCAAGCCGAGCACGATATTGTAGTGCCCGTCCACCTCGGTCAGCTCTACCGTCGGCGCTGCGCCCGCCGCAAGGCCGTTCGCTGAGATGGTCATGTCGTCGATCTTGGTGGCTGCTTCCGTGGCAGTAGTAGCCGCAGATTTCGCCGCATTTGCCGCGCTATTTGCCGCTGATGCGTTCGTGTCAGCGGCGCTTGCCGCTTGCGCTGCGCTGGTTGCTGCGGAGTTTGCCGCCGATGCAGCTTGATTTGCGGCCTTCGCCGCCGATTCTGCGGCGGAAATCTGCGCCAGAAGCTCATCAAGCGACGGGATAACGTTTTTCTCGTCAACAATCGCGTCTGTCATGCTGCGAACGACGTAGCCGTTTCCCCAAAATACAGACTTTCGGCTTTCACCAATGGAAACCTTAATGATAAGGTTGAAGTTGCCGACGACGTAATAGCAGCCCTCCGAAAGCGTGAGGGTCACGATATTGCCGCTGATCGCTCCCGTGATGGGAACGGTATACCCGTCCGCGCGGATAAAATAGCCCTGAGCGCTTGCGCCGCTCAAGTCCATTTCTTCGGCGCCTCGATAGAGAGAAAGCTCGAAGATATGCGCGTCCTTGTCGCCTGACGCATACAGCGACTTTAGCGGGGTCATCTGGATTTCAGCGTCAACGTCAATTCTGCGCTTGAATACGCCGAGATTCAAAGGTCATCACTCCTTTACCAGCTTCACAAGCACGCTTCCGTTTTTGTTGCGCTGGATGGCTGCAAGTTCGGTAAACCCTTCATAGGTTTCAGTTACACCGGGTTTTGTCTCGTCCGTTTTTTCGATTTTGCCGTTGCCATCAAAGTCGGCGGCAATTTCCGATAGCGGCCGATTATCAGGGAGTTCGATCATCAGACTTCCAGATTCGTCAGTCGGACCGAATGCCCAGTTTACATCAAGCGTCTTGCCCTTGCTCGTCGTGATTTTCATTTTCTTCCTCCTTCTGAGCCTTTTCAATCGCTTCAACGCAATTATTGATTGATTGCATCGCGCCCGCAAGCAATTCAGCGTCAGCGCCGAGCACATGGACGCGGGCAAGCGCCGCGTTAACGTTGCGCAAAAGTATGTTGATCTTCATAATTCCCTCCCCTTTATGCCATCAAAAGAGTGAACGTGTCAGTGCTTACACTGGAGCACTCATAAAATTCCATGCTTGTCGAGCCTGACGGAGCCATTGCATACCGTTTTTTTCTGGTTACGCCGGTCACGACCGTCACGCTTTCCCAGCGCGCCTGTTTTCCGCCGATATTGATACTGCTAATCTCTGCATAGTTGGCGCTCAAAGATTTAGTATTCAGGGCTGCTGTTGTCACGTATGAGCTGTCGGTGATTTTGATCTCCGCAATTTCCGCGTTAAATTTGGACATCGTAACATATCCATCCAGCGCGATTTTGTCCGCCTTCAGCTCGATTTTGCTTTCTGCTGCGCTAATGTTGATTTCCGCACTTGAGACGCGCTCGCCTAGATCGGTAACGGTTTTGTTGTCTGCCTTTATCGTAACCAGACCACCACCAGCGGCAGTCGCAGAGATGGCGGCGTTCACGTCCTCAATCTTGTTGTGCCGACCGACAAGCATTGAAACCAAACCGCCGTTGTCGCTTGATGCGGTAATCAAGGCGTTGATCGTCTCAACGTCTCCCGCCCAATTTCCCGTGATTGCTTGCTTCGTCGCGTATAGATCGGCGTGATTCGCCTCAATCTTCACGCCCGCCTCTTTAACCCATGCCTCCGTTGCGCTGGTGAAGGAATCGGTCTTTTTAAGCATATCGAGCACGGACGTTTTCGACAGGCCGGCGCCCTTGTCGCCGCCGATATACTTTTTGGTGCTGTTCTGTGACGAACCGCCTGTAACGGTGTTGTCCAGCCGCACGAGGTCTTCCTCCGTGTCGCGGATGTTGCTCGCAAGCGTCAGCCTTACGCCACGCGGATCGCCGTAAACGTCGGTGATGCTGCGCACAAGGATTCGCTCTTCCATCTTCACGCCGTAATCAGGGAGTGCAAGCCGGAAAAGCCGGCCGATTCGGAAAGAATCAAGGCTTTCCCCGGTCGCGGTCGCCAAATCAACGCCGTTGATCTCAATGCTGATTCGCGGGTTTTTATGGTCTTCGAGGTATCGCGTGATGTAGCTTTTCAAGCTCTCAGCGGTCACGCCTTCTCCGGCTGTGATCGTCTTCGTGATGATTCCCCATACGCCGACGGTCGGGCCGTCGATATAGTGCGGCTCCGGTAGGCTCTTGCAGTAAATCCGCGTGCAAAACTCATCATCAGACATCGAGACGCTGACGCTTTCAAGGTTTCGGCTCAGACGCCCCTCGCAACTCGCGGTCGTTTCGACCGATACGACGTTCACATGCCACGGGAAGCCGTGCGTATCGTCAAATTCGAGCGCGTAGCCGTCTTTCTCGTCGCCGACTACCTCCGTCATCGCTGACAAGATGTTGTTGCAGTCATACGCGTATTCGATGCTTGCGCTTTTCGCGCACGTTCCGAGAACCCAAGGCTTTTGACCGTTCACAAGCGTCGTTTGATTTTCCAGCATTGCCGTCAGCACTTCGGCGCACGTTCCACTGTACTTCCCCTCTCCGGGGATGATCGCGTCGCCGAGAATCGCCGCGCTGTGCTCTAGGTCAACGTCTCCCGTGCTGACATAGCTCTCAGACGCGCTAGACACGCGGTAGAAGCCTGCGCTGCCGTCGATGGTATAAAACTCCACCCATGCGTGGAAAGACGCTCCCTCGTCCGGAGGAAGCGTCATGGAAGCATCATGCGGCGGTACAAGCCGCTCGTTGATGGACAGCGTAACGGGATGGAGGCGGCACACCTCGCGGAGCTGCGCGTCAAGAAGACGCGGAAGCCTTACGCTCATGTGTAATACCCCCTCACGCCGAATCTCGTCTTTGCTTTTCCATCTGTGGAGACGGACAGCTTGCCAAACTTCCCGGCTTCAAGCCGCAGTTCGTCGCTCGATTCTGCTGTCCGCTTGCTCAGTACGCTTTCGCTTCTGATTCGCGCGTAAAAAACGCAGTGCTCGTCCGTTCCGACTTCCAGCACCGAGCCGGAAGGGAGCGCAAGCCCGGAGAAGTGCAGCGCGGTTTGTCCGGCTGTCAGGTCTACGGTCGTGATTGCATCCGTTCCGGCGTTGGTCACGCTCGCCCATACGCGGGAATCGTCCGCAAAACCCGGCGCAATCATTTGAGCTTCGCCGTTCCCGTCAACCGTCGCGTTTCGCGGGTACTCGCTTTCCCAGAAGGGGATTTCAAAAGCCGTGAACGTCGCCGTCAGGCTGTTTGTCCAGCGCAACGCGGAGAAGTTCGGCAGGGTCTCGCAGATGACGTGCAGCCGCCTTTCAGGCCGGTCATTCGTCGTCAGAATGCCGCCGAGAATCGCCCACTCCGTCACTTTCTCCGCGATGAGAGCGCGGCGAACGGTATTCTGCTCGTGGATTTCAAACTTCACTTCCACGCTCAGGCTGTTCGTCGTGCGCTTCGTGATTCGCTGCCCGTTTCTCCCTGCAAGCGGTGTCGTCACAAGATCGCGCACGGGCGAAACGGTGCTCACGTCAAGCACATAGATTGCCGGGTCGATGCTCGACAGATCAATGCCGTTCAACCGGCAGGCGTATCTCGTCATCATACGTTTGCATACCTCATAGCTCTTGCGCCCTTTGCGATGTTGCGGCTCACGCGCTGCGTCACAAGATCGCCCACTCTATCCGCTCCCATGTACACGCCCACGCCGTCAAGCGCTTCGCGTACAGCGACGGCGACGGCTTGGCTGATGCTCTCCGCGCTGATACCGCCGACGTTTCCGGCGCGGTAGGCCGTCGCGTCTGCGCGGTTCAGCACGGTTTCTCCGGCATGGAGCCTGGCGACGAAGTTATCATAGGGAACATAATCAAGGCCAGTCGCAAAGCTGCGCCCTGCACCATAGTTCTTACCCTTTCCCCAGTTCGACGGGTTAATCCACGCGGAATCCCACGCGGCAGAGGCCGCGCCAGCAACGCCGCCGCTTTCCCAGCCCTCTTGGATGGATTTAATGCCCTTTTCGGCGTTTGTGGAATTAAGGCTATTGACAAACGCACTCCACGCGGATTGAATGCCAGAGACAAGACCTGCGACTGTTTCAAGCGCCGCTGTCACGCCGCTCATAAACCCCTCCGGGACGTGCGTATTGATAAAGTTTGTAAACGCTGTTTTTGCCTTGTCCGCCCATCGCTTGATATCTTCCCAGTGTGTGATAATCAGAGCGAGAACGCCGGAAACGAGCAGAAGAGGCGATTTCATGGCCATCCACGCGGTAACAATGCCGCCAAGAACAATCGCTGCCGTTTGAAAGAGAGGATCATCAACAAAGGCGCTGAAATCCTCAAGAAATCCCTCTACGTTTTCGGCTGTCTCCTTGTCAAAGCCGTTGAAAAGCAACGTCAGGAAGTCCACAACGCCCGTGAAGATCATGCCTGCAATGTTGCCGAACGAGCTGGCAACATCAAAGAGCGCCTGCGCGGTGTCGCTGGGTTCTTCTTCGCCGCTGCTCCACGCCAGAATCTTGTCCAGCAAATCAATAACGCCGTCAAAGACATATCCGGCCATATCACCGAGACTTGACGCAAGCATGCCAAGACGCATCTGCACGGTTTCATCAGACAGAAACTCGCTCAGCTTTTGCACGACCGGCGTTAAAGATTCGTAAAACGGAGCGCCAATAACGGCCAGAACGTCTTTCCAGACGCGCTGCAAGTTTCCGACGACGTTCACCCAGCCATCCATTTCACGCGCTGCTTGCCCGGTTGCGCCGCTCTGGTCATAGATTTCCTGCGCAACGTTGAGCATGAGGTTCTGTTTCTGCGCTTCTGTCAGATTCGTCCATTTCGTGCCGTACAGCTCGACGGCTTTAGAGTTTCGCTGGCTCTCCGACGTAAAAAGGCCGATAGCGTCGCCCGCCTCGGTGTTGCCACGCAGGAAAGAGCGCAAGCGCACGTCTGCATCCTCAAGGCTGATGTCGTAGTATGCCGCCGCGTCAGCCGCGATGCGGGTGTACTCATCCATCATCGAGAGTGCCCCTGCCGCGTCAATGCCTGCACCCTTGAACTGACTAAACGCTTTGGTGCCGACCTGCTGCAAGCGCGTTGCAAGGATGCCCGTGTCATTGCTGACGCTTGCAAGAACGCCGTTCGCGGCTTCCTCGATGCCGTCAAAGGTCGCCGCAAACTGAGCTTTTTCTGCCGCTACATCGGCTGCGGCTGTGACTGCATCCTTGGCAAAGTCCGCAATCGTCGAAAATGCGCGCTTTACGCCGTCTGCAATCAGCTGCGCCTTTGCAACCATCCACGTATCGAGCTTTTCAAAGCCCTGCTTTGCGCCCTTGATGCCCTGCTCGTATTCCTTTGAATCAAGGCCGATCTTGGCCACAAGCGTAAACAAATCCATGCTTTACCCCTCCCCTCTTGCTTTTTTTCTTCTCTCGTGCTCGGCAATCAGATCGTCAATGATCTCCTGCCCCGTTCGGTTGTCCTGCTCCACCAGCCCGACAAACTCTTCGTAGCTTACGGGTTCGCTTCCCATCGCCTGACAGATGGCGGAAAGCATCTTCGCGCTGTACACGTCTCCCAGCCACTTTTGACGGTCATCTGCCAAAAGGTCGGAAAGCGTCGCGATTGTCGGCGGTGCTCCGTGCCTGTAAATCGCCGCCGTTACGGCTTTTCGACCGTACGCACGGACGATGTAAAAAAATCCATCAGGTCGGGATCTGCGAGCGCGTTTTTCAGTTCCTTGATGGTCTGCATGCCATTCTGACTGCGGATTTCCTCAACGGTTTTGCCGTTGATTGCCGCCAGAATGGCGAACGTGTCCTCCCGATGATCGCCCAGCAACAGCGGAACATACTTTCCAATCATCGCAGATGCTTTTTGAATGTTGTTCATGTTGTCTTTACTCATATCGGCGATTTCTTGGAATACTGCTGTCGTCTTCTTGTCAAAGCCGATCCGCTCAATCGGTTCTGCGATTTTGCAGAGACAGACAGACAGCTCTTCGCCGTTCATTTCCGAAAGTTTCATCTTCTCACCTCAAAAAAGAAAAGCGCCGAAGGCAAAGCCCCCGGCGTGTTGTTATTGCGCCGCTTCGTCAAAAAAGTAGATCGCGCAAGGCGCGTAATCGTTATTCTCCACGGTGTCCTGATAAGCGTGGAACTCGACCGGGAGCGTTCCCTCGCCCTTGTCGCTGAAAGTCAACGTCACGCCCGTGTTGTTCAGCGCGTTGTCAAGTGCGATGGCGACAAGCCCCTTGGACGTATTCCCGAACCAGACGAGATTCTGAATATAGTCGCTGTCTTCGATATTGGTTCGCAGCTTGATCGTGGTCTTTTTGCCAGTCGTAAAAGACTTGTCCTCGGTCTTCTCAGCCGTGCCAAGCGCAAGCGTGAAGTTATCCGGCGTGATCTCCATAAGCGTCGCGGTCAGCTTGATATCCCAAGCATCAATGACCGTGCTGCCCTTGAACTCATACCGCTTGCCGTCCGCCTCGATGCTGCGCATGGTCGGAGACGCGGTAAACGTGCCGCCGCCTCGCGTCGCGCCCAGCGTCTTTGTGCCGTCCTTAATGGCGGCGAAAAGCGCTTCTTCGAGCGTGCTGTAATCGGTGTAGGTACTCAGGTCAAAATTTTTGAGAAAAGCACCCGCGTTGAGCTGCAACCGCTCAAACGTCTGCGGTCTGACAGCCGTAACAGGTTTGCCCATTTATATCACCTCGATTGATACGAATTGATTTGAAAATTGAGATACGCGACTTTTATCTCCGGGTTTGCGATGGGCTGATATTGAACCAGCGGGTCAGCGGGGCGAATGGCGACATAGCCGTTCGCCGTCGGAAGCATGACCAGCTCACCCACCGCCCTTGTGATCTCGTCAACCTTGGCGTTTATGCCCTTGTAGCTCTCCGACCGATACCAAACCCGCGCCTGATGGCTTGCAGCGTTTCGCCAGTCCGGCTCAATGACGGTATAGGTGATGTATGGGAGTTTCGCGTTCTCCGGCACGTTGCTTTCCGGGTATGCGTCGATGCCGAATCCGGAATAAAAGCTGTATAGCGCCTTTGCCGTCTCGGTCATGTCGGAAGCTCCCACCTCTCAGCCGTCACTTGCTCAAAGTCAAACGTCGCCACATCAGGCGGTCTGCTGTCGGTGTAGTCGCTCGTCACGCGGAAGATTGCCCCGTCAGAGACGCGGCGGAAAACCTCGTGATACTCAAGCGCAACGCCTCGCGCCGTCGTGATGGTGTAGACGCTGGAAACACCCTGCTTCTCGGCGACGCGCGCTTGCAAACTCTGATCTTTGACAATCGCCGCGTCGAACTCGTCACCGTCCGCCCAGCTCGTTTCAAAGCCGCCCTGCCCGTCAGGGACGCGCTTTTTCGTCAGCATCACGCACGGCTGTGAAAACCTCTCGATCAGCTCTGCGTTAATCATCGCTTATCCTCCGATAAGGGGCAAGGCGGGAGGCAAAAGCCCCCTGCCAGCCCGTCGGCGCACCAGTCGTGCCGGATGCGCGGGAATAACTGTAACCGCCGAAACTCTCAGAAACCTTGTCGGTCACCGGGTTCTTTTCCGTGTATGCGGCAATTTCTTCAGCAAGCTCTTTGACGCTTTTCGGGATTGCCAGCGCCCAGATTTCGCCGTCGAAGGTTTCATCCGCTAGCGTCTCGCCGCTCTGGTAGACGTGCAACCCGTCGGAAAACACGCTGCCCTTGATACGGTAATACTGCCCCGGTTTCAAAAAGTCAATGTCAGGGATGCCGGAAGCGATGGTGAACGTTCCAGCGTCACACCTGACGGGAAACCAGTTTCGCAAGTGCGTCAGCACCGCTTCAAGCATCTCCATAGCTTACTCCTTAGCCGCCAATCTCCGCAGCGGGCTTCGTGAACGTCGCAACCGCGATGCCGTCCAGATACTCCGCCCAGAGCTTCATACCCATCAGCGCGTACATATCGCCAGTAGCGCGGCTGTAATCGCCCTCGGCGTGAACGCCGATCAGGTTGGTTTCGCCCTTGACGGTATAGTTCAGCCCCAGCTTGCCAAAGTCGCTGTCGCCGGGGTCGATGTAGTACAGGTCGATGTTTTCCACCGGAGTGGCGATGACTTTGTTCTGCGCGATGTACTTGGTCGGCAGAAGGAAAAGGGTGCGGTAGCCGAGGAAGTTCTCGATGTAGTTCACGCCGAAAGCGGTCTGCACGGTGATGTCCTTGTCGCCGAGATAATCATAAGCGTCAAGGATGTTGGCAAAGCCCACAACCTCGGTCACGTCCTTGTCCATGCCCGCGAACTTCTCAAGCACCTTCGCCTTGCCCATGGCAAGCGCGCGCTGCCAGCTCGTTTCGCCGGTCACTTTCAGCGAGCCGGTGCCGAGGAAAGTGTAAAAGTCGGTCAGAACCTTCGTTTGCAGGGCGTTAATGAACGCCTCATCGGTCTTTTCGACGGCGACTTCCGCGCCATACTTGGCGACGCTCTCAATGCTGACGCTCTTGGCGTACTTGGCAACCTCGATATCGCCGTAGGTCGTGGGCGCAACCTTGAGCTGGGTGAACGGGATTTCCTCGCCCTCTCCCACGCTCGTACCGCCTGCAAGAGTGCCGTCAACCGTCGCCTTGTAAGAGATCAGCTTCGTGCCGGGGGTCTTGCGAATCGGACGCATGATGCCCATGATCTTTCTCAGCGCATCCCAGTTGTCGGAGAAACGGGTAACAAAATCGACCTCTCGCGCTTCGGTGGTAAACTGCGCGGCGGTCGTCAGTCCAGTTTTAGCAGCCATATTAGCTCCTTTCGGTCATTCGGATTCGGCTGCCATGCTTTCGGCAAGCGCCTTTTGGCGTTCTGCCGTGGAAAGCAGGTAGCGGCCTTTATCGTCTTTCTTGTAGATTTCTTCGCGGCTCATCTTGCCGCCGCTGTGAGGCGGGTCGGCAGGGTCAGCACCGTCCGTTCGTTTCTTCGGGACGAAGTCCGCATAGTCGGTCTGGATGCCCTTCTTCACGCCGTCAGCGTCTTCCAGCTTGCCGTCTTTGACCTTCACTGCGGAAAGATCAGTCAGACGAACGATGCTGTCAGCTCGCTTTCCAGTGATGCCCAGCGCGTTAAGCTGCTCCCGGTACAGTCGCTCGGCCAGTGCCGCCGATTCTTTGGCGTTCTGGTCGTTCTTGTACTTTTCGAAAGCCGCGTGCTCGCTGTCATACTTGCTTTTGTAGTCCTCTCCGCCGCCCTTGGCTTTAAGATCGTTCAACTCCTTCTGAACGCCTTCCAGCTTCTCAGCGTCGGCTTTGTAGCCCGCCATCTGGCTTTTCAGCCCGTCAACGGTTTCAGTGTGCGCCTCAACCACGCTGTCAACCTGTTCTTCGGTCAGACCAAGCGCCTTGAGAAATTTTCTCGTGAATGCCATGTTTACGCTCCTTTACTTCGGGGGCTGTTCTTCGCCCTTCGCTTTATATGCAAACGGCGGTACTTTGCCGTTTTTGCCAAAAGAAAAACCGCTGTTCTCAGCGGTGCTTGTCAATTTTCTTGTTTGCCTTTGCCCTGATTTTATCGATCTTCCGCGCCAGTGCGCGTTGGCCTTGCCTTGTGCCGGGCGCGGATTCTCGCGCATGTTTGATCTCTTTTCGCGCTCCCCTGCGGATTTTCTCGCGCCTGAACCACTTGATAAGCCTCATTTTAACCTCCTGACAGCTCGTCTCGCATGATTTCCTTGTATTCTTCTCGATGATCTTCAATCGCGGGTCTCAGATATCGGTGAGGCCGCATAAACGATTTACCGATTCCGCTTCCTCGCGTCGTCGTGAATTGCTCCCATTCGGGCGGCGCCTCGAAGTGCGGACCCGTGCCCAGTTCAGGATACGGTGCATATTCGACGTTGCTTCCCACGCTCACCACGTCATCATCAACTCTATGCGTGATGCTGTTTCTTAACGTTCCGCCGATATACCCTTTCTTTCCCGTGCTTTCAACCGTTCCGACGGGGCACTTGTCTTTCGCGTATCGCTCGGCTTGCTGACCGATGGTCTCAAGCGCCCGCGCCTTTGCGCGTTCCAGATCTGCCAGAAACGCCGCGCTGTTGTCGATCAGATTTCCCGCCATTGTGCGTCTCCTTCCATCTCGCCCACTCCGCATAGGTTTTGAACGGTATCGTTTCGCGGGTGATGTTGTCGAGCCGCGTCTCATTTCGCGGCGGATACTTGGGATTGTACGACACGAGCGCGCACCGGCAGTTGTACACGTTCGCGGGTCTTGCGTTAGGGTCGCCCGGACACATGATCTCGCCCAGCTCACTTTGAAACGGCTTGTCCACGTCTACGCGCTGCCCGTCAAGCATGGCGTGAGAGTGGCGCGTGTGGTTGTCCAGCGTCGCCCGCCACTCCTTTTGCAGCTTGATACCAAGCTTCGCCGCCTGATGATAGCTTTCAATGCGCCCTGCGTTCTGCGCGTATGTCATCGCGGTTCTCGCGTGTCGCCTTGCGCTAACCTCGTTCGCCGTCGTCACACGCTGCAATCGATTCACAATCGTCTCAAGCGGTTCGCCTTGAATGATTCCCTGCGTGATCTGCTGCGTGATTTGCGTATGATTCCAGTGCTTGTCCACTGGTATATCCACCTTTGACGGCGGCAGAAGGTCGGGCTGGTCGCGGATAAGCTGCTTGACGGTTGATACGTCGTACAGCTCAAAGCCCATGTTTATCCGTGCGCCCTTTTCGAGCGTGTAGCTCGACCAGTTGGCATTATAGGCAAACGCTTCCGGGGTCGTGTCGTTGATGATCTGCATAGCAAGCTCATTACTGTGCGTCAGCGTCTCTGTCATATTGGCAAGCATCTGCCGCCAGCGCTTTCCCTGAAACACTTGTCCTGCCAGCCAATCGCGGTAGGTTTCCGGCATGATCTCTCCCGCTTCGAGCTGCGCACGATATTTTTTGTCGTCTCTGCGGAATTTCGCGATGAACTTGTCTAGTTTGCGCTGGATATCAGCCGCCGCGTCGGTATACACGTCACGGATGCGCCGCTCTAGCTCTTCGATCTGCTTGTCAGTCCATCGCACCGCCTGATCTGTCACTCGTCATCACCAGCATCTTCTCCATCTCCACGCACAAACCGCCCTTCCGTTTCCTCGTCCAGCCGCGCCATGATCTCCGGCACTTTGTCGATGTAGATGTTCGGTAAATTCTCAAGGATCGTCTGTCTGTCAAGATATGGTGCTTCCAGCATCAGCATTTGAACCTGTTCAAGCTGGTTGCTGATGCGGTTTCGCTTATACGTCGGGAAAACGTCATCGGAAACGCCGACAAGCGCCAAAAGCTGACGGATGCACACGGTCAGTTGATACTCAAAATCATCTGCGTTCTGGTCGAGTGCCTGATATGCGGCGTTGATCTCCGTCGCGGTCTTGCTTCCTGCCTGCACAGTCTGTGCGTCAAATGCGCCGAAGTTGCGGTAGATATCATCCTTGATCTGCGCCAGAAACGCGCTTCTTGATGCGCTCGGCGGCTCTTGCGTGTATGGCGTAATCTTCCCGCCGTCCTGCGTGTTTGCCTCCGCGATATGCATAAATTTCAGCCTGTCGCGGAACTTAACCAAATCCGCTTCCTCCATACCGCCGTAGTTCTCGACGAGCCAGTAGATTTGACTGCACTCCGATAGGTCGTTCGCAAAATCCGAGCATACAAGGTCATATGCGTCAATCGCTCCGCGCATGCCGACAAGCGTCGACTGGTGCAAGTCGCTTCCCCAGAGCGGCACGATGGGCAAACCACTGTAATTCTCACTGCCGACGATGGTTTCCTCGTCGTCAATCGCGGCTTTCTGTACGGTCAATTTGTACGCGCGTTTCGGCTGGTCAATCTTGTAATCGTCGCCTCTTTCGGCTTTGTAGACGGTGAAGCCGTCCTCCTCATAAAGCACGGCATAGCCGGGGTGATTGTCGTCAATGCGCCAGTATCGCACACCAGCCCGCAAGGCGCTGTTGCGCTCATCCCATAGCGGCGCGAACTGATACGCGGGGAAGCGGTGCAGATGGTCAACGTCAAGGAACACATAGCAAACGCCGTGGATCAGTGCCAGATACGCCGCGTTCGAAATGTCGGTGTCAAAGTCCTTTCCCAGTTTTTCCTTCACGCCGTCGCGCGTGAACGTCACGCCGTTGCCGAGCGAATACGTTGCTCGCTGCTTGTTGAGCTGCCGGAAGAAGTTAGACGCGATTTGATGGTTACTCGCGGTGTAATCCTTCACTTTCATTCCGTTCAGCGCGTACAGGAGCGGCGCAACCTGCATGATGGTCTCGTTTCTCTGTGCGTCGTATTTATCGGCAGTCCGCGCCGTCTCGCAGAACTCGCTCGATTTGTGCTGGAAAATAAGCTGCTTGATAGCTGCAATGCGCTGCTCGTCGCTGTCGCCGAAATCAACGAAATCCTGATATGTGACGATTCTGCCCATCGGGCTATCACCTCCTTATGCGAAAAATGGGCTTTTATACTCTTCCTTCGGTTTGACCAGCCGCATGGTGCGCACTCCGTATCGCAGCGCGTCCATTAAGTGATCGTTGACCTTGATTGGCTTGTCGTCCGCTTTGTCATCCCAAACATAGCCGTCAAACTCCTTGCGCAGCTCCGGTAGATTGTCGAAAATCCGCACGTCGCCGCGCTGCATGCAAACCGCAACGTCGCGGATGCCATCCAGCACGTCGTTATCTGCCTTGCGTACACGGAAGGCAAGCCGTGAGCGTCTGAGCGCCGCGATGAACGACGCGGCCGAAGGGTCAATGATTGTCATCACGCCGCGCTGCTGGTCTTCCGGCAGACTCTCGCTGACAAACCGCTCCATGTCGCGCACATAGTCCTCGTCGGTCTTTTGCACCTGCGTATCGCGTCCTGAGTAACGATATTCCCGGAAAATATGCCAAACGCCCTCGCTTTTGCCCCATAGCAGAGCAGCGAAGGCGTTTTGTGTGCCGTAGTCGATGGAAATAAAAACGTCACGCCAGCGCGGCGGCGTGAACGGTGTTTCGAGTGCTGAGGAATAACCGGGATAGATCATGCCTTCGGCTTGCGCCCAGCGCCCTAATATATATCGGTCATAGTAGACGGTGCCCTCGAAATCCTTCTTCATACGCTCTTTTACGCGCTTGTCAAGGAAAGGGTTGTCGTCAATCGTGTATTGCTGGATGTACCAGTCGGCGCCAGCTTTGTCTAGCCGCTGCTTGAACCAGTGATTCGGGCCCTCTGGGTTGCACGTCCCATCGAAAAGGCTGTACGGCTTGTCTAAACGCGATTGAAGCATCGCGAAGACGGATTCCGACCATGTAACGACCTCGTCGCCGTAACAGTATTTGACGCTTTGTCCGCGCAGACGGTCTACGTGCTTTGCGTTATCCGCACCCAGACAATAAACGCGCTGGCCGAACAGAACCGCCGTGTTGTCGCTTTTAATGTCGGAGATCATATCTGTGCCCCATATCTCCTGCATGGGGTCAATGATATTCCGCTGTATCGTGCCGCGTGTATTTCCAAGGATGACGTTAAGCCCCGGTTTCCCTTCGCCCTCGATCAGTCGCTTCGGCAGAATGAAATAATCGCCGTATGTCTTGCCTGAGCGCGTCGCACCGATTTTGATGTTCCATGTAGCCGTTGCTTCGCGCCTGTATTCGCGCTGCTTTTTACTGAGCATTTGGCGCTCCTGATTCTGCGTCGAGCCGCTTCATAATTTCCCGCACATGGTCGAGCTGCTTCTCAGCGTCGCTCTTGCTGTTCGCAAGCTCCGCCGCGAACTTCGCCGCCGAGACGTCGCCCTTCATTCCGCGCTGGAACATCGCAATCATCAGCGCCATACCGTATGTCTTGTCATCGTCTTCGATATCAAGAATTTCGCTCATCTTATCTTTAAGCTCTTCGTTTTTTACTGACGCATCAAGAATCAGGCTCATGCATTCGGCAAGCGTCTTTTTCTCTTTCCGGGCTTTTATACCTTTTTTCGAACATTCTTTCGCATCAATCGTCGATGAATCATCGGTGTTCCCGAATCGTTTACCGCGTTTCAGATTTGCAAGGCTGTTCGGATGCACCCCACGCGGCATTCCGATTCCTCCTTATCGAGCGTTAGAACGGCAGATCGCCAGTCCACGCTTTTTCAGCCTTCGAGCGCTTTGTTCTGCGTCTACTCGCCGCCGTGGACGATCTGAGCTTGTTTATCTTTGCGAACTTTCCTGAACCGCTTGCCATGCCGCATCCCTCCTGATGTAATAGTTTTGTGGTACGTCGTGATTGATCGTGCCGTACAGCCTCGCTTGCTCATCCATGATATCGGCGTTGAATCGGTACAGCTCTTCTCCTTCCTCGATGACGATTTGCTCAATCGAGTTTGACGAGCGCATGTTTGCGCTCCCGTGAATCGTAAAGAAATGCCCCGGAAACGTTTCAACGGCGATGATTTTGCAGTGGTAGTTTGAAAAGGCGACTTGCGTTTTGTCGCCAACGTCAAGCTCCTTGTACAGATACGGGATAAGGCGCTCTTTCTCGTGCGAATAGAAATAGCCGGAAAGCAAGATTGTAAGCTGCTCCAAATCCGTCCACTCGATGATATTTCTCAGGCTGTCGATGTTGTCCTGCGACACGCCCAATGAGCAGATATATATCTTTTTCGGGCTGATGTGCTTTTTCATCACCAGTGCTTCCAGCAGATCGCCGAAAATGAAATCACCAGATACCCACGCGAATGTTCTTGCCCCTTCCGTCAGATCGATTTTCTCCGCCAGCTTTTCAGCGTTCCGATAGACCACCTTGTGCGAAACGTTTTTCACGTTCATCTTCGGGCGCATGATTCGCGTTTTGAATCCTCCCTCGTCTTCGCTTTCCTCTCCGAGCGTCAGATCGAAATCGTCAAGGTCGAAGTCGAGTTCAAAGTCAATCGCGCTGTCAAACGCGATATCAAGACTGTTTTTTTGAGCTTGCTTTTTTCCCATGCCGCAAACCCTCCCTGCACATCCTCCTGAATCAGCATAAGCAACGCCGCTCCCACTCTGCGTCTCTGTCTGCGTTGCGTCCCGATTTGCGCCGGAGGTAAAGCGCAAATCACCCCAAAACAAAAGCCGTGACGTTCGCCGCGGCTTTGCTGCTGATTATTAGCCAGCGTCCTGCGCTTTGCGCTCTTCGCTGATTTTAATGTTATCACACGGTCGCACTCTATGTGTAGCTCCGACCGCTCTATAAGTCTACTGCAAGTCGCCTATAATCTCCTTCTTGTACGCCCAGCCCGTGCTTTCAGCCAGCCCTTGACGTGCCGTCGCCTCAGCGACGGACAATCCCTCGATAAAATACGCCTTGCAAAACTCTCGCACTCGGCTGACCTTCTCAAGCGTTTCGATTTGCATGATGATCTTGTCGATCACCTCAAGCGCCGCTGAAATTGCCGTAAGATATGCCATGCTTGCGGCTTGCAGCGCCTCAAAAGCCTTGTCACGCCGTATGACATAAGTCTCAAGCCCTGCACCGCTGGACGAACCGGACGGCATGCCAGTGAGCTTTTGCGCCGTTAGATAGGCAGCCTTTTCTTCCTCGTAGGCTTCCTCCGTCCTCATATACGCCTTGCGCTTTTTCCGTGCGTCAAGTAGCGTTCGCTTGTCCGCTTCCGTCAACTGCATCCATTAACCTCCTTTTTGCGCCTTTCTCTGAAACTTCAACCAGCGCTCGTGACTGCGCTTTCTGCCTGTGCCCTCTATGCAAGCCGTGTAGCGGTTTTCCAGCGCCGTCTTCCGTCCGTCCGCATACGTCTTGTATCTCTCGCATCCCGCGTGACAGCCGACCTCGCGGCTCGCGCAGTCGCGGCATGGCGCGTCATTCATGGCTATCACCTGCCCACGGCGTTTCCCGCCTTTCCGCCTCCGTCGGCTTGCGCAGCCAGCAGCGCCAGTTTTTACCATACGTATCTGAGATATCCTGTCTCAAATCAACATTTCCATTGCCAGCATACATAAAGCCCTTTTCCACAAACGCTGGTGCTCCTTCGCAGTCAAATCCATTATAGACTTTCCATAAAAATCCAGTATAGACTTTCAACTCTTCCAGTGTTAGTACGCGGTTCTTCGGCTTTGCGCGGCGCGACGACACATCTTGTAGCCGTTCTTCAATTTTGGCTTGCGACGTGTTCCCGATAAACTCAAGTCGCGGCGATGTGCTTTCACACGTCACACATTGATACCATGCCGAGAAGAACTCCTGCTCGGTTGTATGCGGAAGAACGTGGAGCGCCATCCTGTCTCCGCAATACGGGCATTTAGGCGTTTCGCTCATCGCTTCCCGACTGATGTAATCACTCATGTTCAGCCCTCCGATTCCACGCTTCACGCGCTTTTTCTGGGAGATATGTAAGCCCAGATGTTGCGCAGCACCTATTGCATACCACGGTATACGCCCAATGCCGTTTTTCCGTATCTTCGACCTCTTCATGGTCAACGTTTATCTCTGCCTCGCCCCCGCAAAACGGGCAGGGCTTCAATTTGATCTCTTCAGGCGTTTTCATCGTTCTTCCTCCTTTATTTCAGTTTTTTCATCCACCGCGTCTTCATCTCATGCGGATATTCTGCGCCTGTGTCTCTTTTGCCCGTCCACTTTAGGCCGCCTGCCTTGCCCTCGCAGATAAAATTACTGGCTTTAAGGCTTGCTCCATTCTCGGATTCCAGGATATAAGTTATTATTTTTTCATATCCCATTTCCTTGGCTATTTTGCAACAGGCACCATATAGCATCGAGCATGCGTTTGGTGTCCCATCTGTACATACTCGTGTGATCTCACACGTTACACCGTCGTCCAGTATGCGCGATACAGGCCGTCCGCAGATTGCAACGCCTACAAGTTTATCGCCGTCACAAAGCCCAATGCTAAATTTTCCGCCCGTTGGTGCTTTGTGATGGCGGTGAAAGCGGTTCACGTACTCGCTTGCCTGCCGAAATGTAATCGGTTTAATCGTCATTTTATGATTTTTCACCGTTCTTCCTCCGTTTCCGCTCCTTCTCGATCTCCGCTCGACCAATTTCCAAGCAGAGATTGTGAAAGTCAAACAACACAGCGTCCACAATAGGCGCATCGAGAATCGCTTTGCGCACATCGCAAGACAGCAGCACATCATCCTTCGGCATAGCTTCCAGCAGAGCATCCACATCAATAAGCCTTTGATTTTTCGCTTCACTCATGGCTTTCTTCGCGTCCTTCTCCGCCGCCAGCTTTTCCAGCATGTCGGCAGCCTGCCGATTTGCTTCTTTTCTATCGCATTTATTTTCCAAATTCGCAGTACAGGCGGCGCAATTATAATCGTCGCCTGCGCCGCACCTCAGGATTTTCACCAGTTCCGACACTTCGTATCTGTTTCCCGCATACTTGCACACCTCCGGGTGTTCGCACGTCGGGCACACATCGCCGCGATACGGACACTCACCATTGGTGCAGACGCCTTCAAACTCGGCGTACCATTTACACTTCACCCGTTATCCCCTCCATCACATACAGCACGCACGGCAACGCCATACCGTTTCCCCACATCTTATATCTCGCACTGTCGCTTCCTTCGACACCGGTTTCCCACCAATCCGGAAAGCCTTGCAGACGGCAGCACTCAAGCGGTGTCAGGCGGCGCACAAGGTACTTGCGCGGCGGCTTGCCGGGCGTCACGGGCAGCATGTCGTTGAAAGCGTCCTGTCCAGTCACGCCGCCCGGATGCGTGTTTGCGCATAGGCATCCCGTCACTTGAGGAAACACTTCTTCGCAGCAAACGGCGGTGTAATCCGTCACGCGATTCTCATGGTCGCCGGTCAGCGTGGGGCAATGCGTCCCGTCGCCGTTCCCGCGTGCGTCATAAACGACAATATCCCTAGGCTCAACGGCTAAGTGCGCAAGCAATGTTGAACAGACTTCGTTTTCTACATATTCTCCACGCTTGGGGTTTTGATATACGACCGTTCCACAGCTTCCACCAGTGCTTCCCACAGCATCGGCGGCAGTTTCTTTCCGCGCCGCTCGGCTCTGCGTAAAATCCCCTCGCAAGCCCTCGCGCTTAAAGAGTATTTCTCCGGCGCGTTCTCCTGCAAAATCGCAGACAAGGAAGATTCGGCGGCGTCTTTGGGGGACTCCCCAGTATTGAGCGTCCAGCACTCGCCAGGCAATCGAATAGCCCTCTCCCACGATACAGCCAGCGTTTTCCCATTTGAGCTTTCCGCCCTTGAACGCAGGTTCAGGTACATCAGTTCCGTCGCCACCGGCGGCTTCGACGAACGCATGTAGGACGGCGAGGAAGTCTCTCCCCTGGTTGCTCGAAAACGCTCCCGGTACGTTTTCCCAGACGGCATAGCGTGGGTTTTTTCCATGTGTAGCCTCCCGCATTTCGCAGATGATTCGGATAGCATCGAAGAACAGGCTGCTCCGCTCGCCCTCTACAAGCCCCTTCTGCGCCCCTGCCTCGCTCAAATCCTGACAGGGGCTGCCGAAGGTGACGATATCCACCGGCTCAATTTCCGCGCCGTTGAGCTGCGTGATGTCCCCGAGATGCTGCATCTCGGGGAAGTTCTTTCGGGTCACGCGGATGGGGTACGGCTCAATCTCGCTTGCCCAGACAGGCTTAATTCCGCACAGTGTAGCCGCCAGCGGGCAAGTGCCAGAGCCGTCAAACAGACTGCCCAGCGTCATTTCCCGTGCCTCCACTCTCGTCCTCGGTTGATCTCCATCTTCTCCCGCACCGCCTTGTCAATGTCGATGCCCAGATACCCGGCGGCGGACAGCGCCGTGATGATAACGTCCGCCAGCTCCTCACGGAAGTGATCTGCGTCTTCCGTCGCAAAGATAAGCTCGCGAATTTCCATCGAAATGAACAAAGCGGCAATCACGTTCTTTCTAGTTTCGTCGCTGTTTGCATAAGTAATCACGTCAGCTATGCCGCTTTTTCTGAAATCCTCATTCGTTGCTATCAGCTTCCAAACATGCATTTCGTCCCACAGCCAATGTTTCACCGCGTCATCGTAGATTTCATCGCGCAATTCGTTCAGCATGCTCTTTCCCTCCATCAAAACGGCAATTCTTCGTCGTCCACCTGCGTGAACCCGCCAAAATCGTTGTGTGGTTGCGGCGCATAGGCCGTCCCGCTGTCTTTGCTCGCCGCCGTCGTGTATACCCCCGGCGCGCTCTGTGTGCTGCCCTGCTGGTTCTGCGACAGGAATTCTACCTCGTCGGCGACGATATCCCATGCCGTCCGCTTGCTCCCGTCCTTCACCGCGTACTGCCTCGTCTGGATGCTGCCCATCACGGCCACTTTGCGCCCCTTGGCAAGATACTTGCCGCACAGCTCGGCCAACTGCCGCCACGCGATGACGTTCAGAAAATCCGTTTCCTGCTGACCGGTCTGTGCATTGCGAAAACGGCGGTTCACTGCAATCGTGAAGTTGCAAACTGACACGCCGCTCTGCGTGGATCGCATTTCCGGGTCGCGTACCAGATTGCCGATCAGAAAAACCTTGTTCACGCTTTTCCCTCCAAATATTTTTTTATATATTCCGCAGCTTCGCACCATCCCCGGCACACTGCCGCGCAATAGCCTTGTTTTTGCAAGTCATGCAGCCATAGCTTTTGACAATCGCTGACCGTTCCGCCCTTCGTCCTCTTCATCTCGATGAAAAGCCCGTGAAACTCTCCACGCGGGACGGGCAGGAAGATGTCAGGCACTCCGCTTTTCAGTCCCTCAGCTTTCATTTTGCCGCCCGTCATCCAGCTCCGTTTCCCCTCGTTGGGGATATGGAACATCAGCGCAAGCTCTGGGTATTTCCCGCTCTGCATCTCCGCCCAACGGAAAAGGGTCTTCTGCTCTTCGGATTCAGTTGGTACTTGCTTTTTCACGCTTAACCTCCTTGCATTTCCGTGAATCGCATCGTTGCGCCGTCAAAATACAGCGTAATTCTTCCGCATCGACCGCCCCGATTTTTGTCCAGAAACAGCTTCCTTTCCGGGTCGTCCTTGTCGTTCGGCGCATGCAGCAGAAGTACCGCGTCCGCGTCCTGCTCGATGCTGCCGGATTCGCGGAGGTCTGACAGTTTCGGCTCGTCGTTCCGCTCGCTCGCGCGGTTGAGCTGTGAAGCGGTCAAAACCGGGATTTTTAGCTCCATCGCAAGCGCCTTTAGCCCTCTTGTGACAACTCCGACTGCTTCCGCGCGGTTGTTTGTCTTCTGTCCTGCATCAAGCAGCTGCAAGTAATCAGCCACGATCAAATCAAGCCCGCCATGTGCTCGCGTCCTCAGCGCCATTCGGCGGATATCCTGCACGGTTCGCGCCCGTTCACTGATGCAGAACCTCTCTGACGGGATTTCTGCAAAGCTGTCAGCGACTTTGATGATCTCATCTTCCGTCAGGTCGTGGCGTTCGATTTTGTCCACCGAGACGCCGCTTTTCTGCGCCACAACACGCCCGACGACCTCATCCGCGCCCATCTCGCAAGATACCAACAGGATTCTTCTGCCTGCGTCCAGCGCTCGAACGGCCATATGCAGCAGGAACGCAGACTTGCCGACGGAAGGCCGTGCGCCGACAACGATCAGCTTCCCTCCCGCAATCAGCAAGGATTGATCGAGCTTCGGAAACCCTGTCTTTGCGATGGGTTCAACCGCTCCGCTCGTGAGCCGTGTATAAAAGCCGCAAAGCGCGTCTGTGCCGCTGATAATGTCTCCGTCGTCTGTTTGTCCGCCAAGTTCGTTCAAGCGCACCACAGCGCCGTTAAGCAGCTCTGACGTGGATATCTCGCCATCGTTCGCGCTCTTGACTGTATCCAGACACGTCTTGATAAGCGCTTTCCGCATTGCCGCTTCCCGGATGTTCCGTGCCTGCTGATCGGCAAGCGCCGTTGTGACGGTTTCCGTGGCGACGACGATAGCCTGTTCAAGGTCGTCGTCGGAAATCACGCCTTCAAGCGTCGGGATATCGCATGGACGACCTTGCCTCTCAAGCGCAAGCGCGGCCTCAAAAATTCGGCGGCAGAACGGGATTGTGAACCATTCGGCTTTAAGCCCGGAATCGCTTGCCTTTGTGTCGCCCTTGATGATTGCACCGCAGAATTCGCGCTCAGAGATCTCTTTCGTGAGACTTTGGTACGGATCGTCCATAACTCATCCCTCCCATGCTGTCAGGCGGCTTGTCCGCCCATGTGTATCCTCGCTCTTTCTCTTTGCGGAGAATGCCCTCGACATACCGCCAACATCGGCTTTTTTCTGTCGCTCCTTGAGTTTTGTTTATGGCTTTCAGCAGATTTTCAGCTCCGTATTCAGCCCTGAGTCTGTCCATCGCGTCAAAGTCGCCCGAAGCACTGGCGGGTAAACCCATGCGCTTTGCAGTAGTCTCCACGTCTGCCTGTTCTTCCCGCATTCGCCGCAGTTCGTCGTCCGTCACGTCGTCGTAGGGGTTTGGGGTTACGTAACCACCACCAATATTCTTTTCTTGTTCTTTTACTTGTTCTTGTTCTTGTATATACGCATTTTGCTTGACGTTGCTTTCGTCTGCTTCCGTTTGCTTGGCTTTGCTTGGCTTCGCTTGGCTTTGCTTCAATGTGCTTGCGTTTGCTTCCGTCTGCTTGACGTTGCTTTCGTCTGCTTCCGGTTGCTTGGCACTTCCGCCTTTCTTCCCGCTTGCTTTCTTTGCTTCCAAGGATTCAGCGCACTGGTCGATTTTGAATTGAAGCGTGTCCCAGACATACCATTCCGGCGCGTTCTCGCCAAACGTCGGCAACTCGCCACGGTAGGCATAGGCCATCATGGCCATAAAAAGCCGTCCGCGCTGTGCGTCATCATATCGTTTGAGAAGAACTTCGATGTCTGGGAAGACCTTCAGATAATCCAGCATTCTTTTTCCCCTTTCTACTTAAAGTAAATGGCGGCAAGCCCCGGATTCGAACCGGGCGCGTGGGCAAGGTGCTTCGCGTCAATTTTATATAAGAATGGAAGGAAAGGAAGAAACCTTGACGAATAGGGAGGTGTTGCACCCGCGCGATGCCTTCCATACTTGCCATGAGTGCCGCCGTTTTAGCCCGACGGCAGGCCGTTTGTGAAACGTTTTTTTATTTGCCGTCTTTCCGGCTGCCAGAAAAAATGGTGTGCGGTCTTTCCCGCCGTCAGAATGTGAAAAAAACAGTTTTGTCTTTCTGCCGTCTCTCCGGCTGTCAATTTTTTTGATCGTCTTTCCGATCTGTCGATGCTAAAGGACACGTTCTTTGTCTTTCCAAAGCGCCAGAAATGAAATGTGCGGCGCCCGTCTTTCCGAGCAGCCAGTATGATCATAATTTGCCCTTGCTCCGCTATCCTCCCTTCTGTTGGAGCTTTCACCGTTTCAAGCAGTTCCTTCGTGCTTGACTTACCAAAACTTCTTCTGTTCGGCGCGCGGCGGTATCGACCCGCCCCTTCTTCTCGGCGCTGCTTGCCGCCTTGGAGCTGCTCTCCTGAGCTGCGCACCATGCGCAAGGGGCTAGCCCTTGCGGTTTTATTGCTCCTTGTCTTCGGGCACGTTCTCCGGCGCGTCATGTGCCGCTCCCGTGTCCGTTACATCTAAGATACCGTCAGGCAACGGAGATTCATCATCGACCATCCCTGCGCTTATATCGTGCGCCGCTTTCAGCGCGGCGGGCGATGCGCTCTTGTAGTCGATGGACATAACGCCCCAGCGTCCGAGCAAGCGGCGCATGACGGTTTTCCGCGCCATAGCGTCCCAGTCATCGCGCCAGCCTTTGCCCTGATTCTTTCCCTTGCGGTTTTTTGCTTCGTGCGCCTCGATCTGCTGAACGCTCATGTATACCGTCTTTTCCGTGCCGTTTACAAGGCGATAGTATCCAACATAGCCGATAATCGGCAGTTTCTCGCGCTCCGCCTCGTCCTGTTCCCAGTGGAACTCAAAGTCTTCGGTCAATCTGTCGCAGGAGATCAGCTCCCCTTCGCGTACATCCATGACGTTCAGCCGCTTGTATGCTCCGGTTCGGAGTGCGAGCTGAATCATGCCTTTGTAGCCGAGAATGAACTGCGCTTCCGGAATCTTGATCCAGTTTCCGTCATCCGTCTTTTTGCTGTTGTTGAACGGCACAATGTAGGCGAAACCGAGCGCGTTATCGACCGGAAGGTCATAACTTGCGGCTTTGAGCGCCGCCTGAATGACCGTCTGCGGGGCTTGGCGAACCGCCGCCGTCAAGTTTGCATCCGCGTTGCAAAGCGTGATGACCGCCGAGATAAATTGCGGCGCCCGATCACCCAGCAGATCGTTCAGGCGTTTTTTGTAGCCCTCGGAGTCGAACATGCCGTTCAGAATTTGGTTGACGGTTCGCGCTGCAACGGGTGCGGTTGTGGCCGCCGCGACTGGTGCGCGGCTGGCGGTTGCGTTTGTGATGATTCCCGCCGTGTTCCTTGCTTGTCTTTCCATCTTTTATGCCTCCTTGACCATGAATCGGCGCGTAGGTGCGCCAATCTTGATGTATCTGTCAACGATTTCGGGGTGTTCCTCTGTGAGCCGCTTGGTGTCGATGGTCTTTCGAGGGCTGCTGTTTTTCCAGCTTACGATGTAATTCGCGCTTTCTCCGCGCTCAGATTCGCCCATGCACTCCTTGATGCGCTGCTCATACAGGGCTTTATCTCCCTCAAGCTCTTTGATTTTGCTCGTCAGCGTCATGTACTGACTAATTGCATCGTCACAGTCAAGCGTGATGGTCGAGCCGTCAGATACGGGATAACGCTTGGTCAGGATTTCATCTGCCGCCTTGCTTCCGTCAACGGGCGGGCATTTGCCCTGTAAAACGTACTCGCGCCAAAAGTAGTCCTCGGCGGAGATGAGTGCCTTGATCTGGTCTTCGTTCTCTCTGCGCTTGAAGCTGTATGTGTACAGCCCCCGACCGATGACCAGCACCACGAGCTTCCACTCATCCCAACCCGTGACTGCGAGGTAGTGCATGCACTGCGCGTAGTACCACGGGTTGATGTCCCCTCCGGCAAAATCGGTCTTTGTGAAAGAGGATGTCGTCTTGATCTCAACGCCGATCCGTTTGCCCTTCACGCGGCGGTCGATATTTGCCAGCATGAAGGGGTGTTCGATGCTCTGCATCATCTGATTGCATCTGACGATGTTCAGACCGCTCTCTTCGGCGTATCGCCTCGCCACGTGGTCTTCCAGCACGTTACCGAGCCAGATTGCTTCGCTTTCGCTTTCCGCCTGTGGCTCGTCCGCGCTGGTCTTATCCGCCCAAACCGTGAGCGGCGATGAGAACGGGTTCAAGCCGATGATCGCGGCCGCATCGCTGCCGCCGATACCGGCTTTTCGAGCCGCGAGCCATTCTGCGCGGCTCATGTTGCGCGTGTCCTTGTACACGGTGTAGATTTCTTTCATTTTCAGACTGCCTCCGCAAACGTCCATCCGGTGCCGAGCAGCTCAAGCCACTCTGTCGTGCTGATGCTGTCGGCACAATCCTCACACAAAACATTGTTGCCGATCTCCGCGATTTTGTCGCCCTCATAGATCGCAGTCTTGCATCTGCTGCACTGACATACAGGGATATCGGGTTCAGCGTTCGGGCAACCGCTCAGGCATGGGAAGCTGTGGCAGATATCACACATCCTTCTTTCCCTCCTTGTCCATTTCCGCGATGATGCAGACGATCAGCAAGATCACCGCGCCAGCGAAAGCCGCCGCCAACGTGTACGCAAGCACCATGCCCAGACCTTCAAGCAGCCGGGCGAAAAAACAGATGAACTGCGCTTTAAGCATTGATATTTCATCCTTTCTGCGCTATAATAGCTATGGTTAGAATTTTCCATTGGATTCCGCTCGTGTTGCAGCACGGGCGGCTCTTTTTTTACTTTGCGATTCTCAAGCATGGCAACGCCACGCCATCAAACCCCGCTTGATACTCAAGCCCTTCGGCTTGCATCAGCTCGTACAACCTGCGCTCTTCGCGCTTGGTCAGCGTCTCCGGGTGGTTGAGCCGGTTATACAGCGTCTTTTTCGACACGCCGAGGTTCAGCGCCAGCTCAGCTTTATCCATGCCGGACACGCCGCAGAGCTGACCAACCTGCCGCCGGAAAAGATCGTCTTCCGCGTCCCAATTCCGCTGGCGCTTTTTCATCATGGTCAAACCTCCTTCCCTTCTTTTTCGGGCGCTTCGACGATATCTTCAATGGATACGCCGAGCACGTTTGCAATTTTTGAAGCATTCTCCAGCCGAGGGAAGCACTCGCCGCGTTCAAGCCGTCCAACGGTTATAAGCGACGTTCCGCTACGCTTTGCAAGCTGCGCTTGCGTAAGATTCTTTTGCTTACGCAACTGCTTGACTTTTGACACGCGCCAAATCCTCCTTTCATCTCAAAATTGACACCGAATCGGTTTTTATTGATTCAGTTCTGATACAACGCTATTATACATCATTACTGATACGTTGTCAATGGTTTTTGTATCAGTTCTGATATTTTTATTTTGTGTCAGTTGTGATATACTAGAGCTAAAAGGGGGTGATACAATGACGAATACATCAGAACGGATTCTGAATTTACGAAAAGTGAAAAAAATGGGGCAAGAAGAATTTGCCGAGCTTTGTGGGTTGTCCAGATCGTCTATTGCACGATACGAAAGCGGAAAGCCGATAAACCGAATTGCAGCTCAAAAAATATCTGCCGCGTGTGATGTTCCAATTTCGTATATTCTTGACGATCAAAAAGAACCCGGCCATTTTTCAGGCGGGTTCTCTGACGATGAGGTTGAAATTATCTCGATGTATAGGGCTGTTTCTCAAGACGGTCGGGATGCAACGAAATCCTTTTTACGAGCGCTCTCTGGTAAAAACGGAAAATCCACCGTCGCACTGGGCTAAGATCGCGATACATTGCAATGATATACTTTTCTTCTGTTGTCAGCTTTTGTGCGTTTTTTCCTTTTTTCGTTTCCATTTAGATCACCTCGTTCAGTAGTCACGCGCAAACGTGCTGACACAAACGGTTCAATTTGGTTTGTTACTTACCCTCTCCGGCGGCGGCATTTCAAGCGGCCTGCGCGGCTGAGGTAGAATTATAATAACCATCATCGGCGTTCCCTCCATTGCTTATATTATATACCTGTGGAACGTCAAAAAATGCACGAAAGGGGTTAATAAAATGGGAAGAACTCTAAAAAAACTTATACTTCCGTTGATTTTGGCGCTGTCACTCGTTCCAACCAACGTGACGGCTGAGAACGAGATCGACCCGAAAGATTGCATCCCGTTTCCGGCTGACTGCAAAAAGGCAGAAGTCGCCGCCACCGCTCTATATGCTGTCGATGTTCCTGATCCTCAAAGTTACAATTGGAGTTCAAGTGCGGAAGCCCTGCACGTCACGGAGGACGGCGTGTTCTCCCTGTTTATGGGGAAAGGCACGTTGACAGGCGTTCCGAAGGACGGCAAAGGGGAAACGATCAAAATATCATTGTCTGCGCCTACGCCGTATTTTAGTTCGAAGAACATCGTTGTCGATTCACCAGAAGGTGAGGAGCTGATCGTTGATACCGGAAACGGATTCATCATGGTTGGCACAAGCGGCGACGACTGCTTCACCTACGACGAAATCAGCGATAGAAAGTACGGTCTATCTGATGCATACCGAATCATGCCCAAAAAAGAGGGCAAGGGCGCAATCATCTATACAATAAACATGAGCAAGCAATACAAGATCAACATCACGGTCAAAAAGTCTGCGCTCATGTCCGAAGAGGAACGCCAAGCCCTGATGGAAAAGGCCGGGGAGAACGCAAAAATCGTTATCGCAGAAAAGAACGTGAACGTCCGCGCCGATGCATCCGCCGATGCCGACAAGGTCGGAAGCATCAAGGCCGGTGATGAAGTGATCGTCACCCAGCCGTATTATACGGAAAAGTGGCACCAGATTCTCTATGACGGCGAGCTGTGCTATGTATCGGCAAGTTATCTTAATGTTAAATAAGCAAAAGAAGAAGGTCGTCAGAAGATGAGACAGAAACAGGAAAAACAGGGATGCTGGCAGCGAACAAAAGGCTGCTTGCTGACTATTTTTGAGATCGTGGTTGCAACCTTTGTTATCGCCCTTGCGGTTTCGCTGTTTTTTGCAGTGATGAATCGAGACGAACTTTCTTCGCAGCCCGTCAGCCAAACAGAGGATGTAAAAGCAGAGCCGAAAGTCAAAAATACGCCAAAGCCGACAAGCACACCAAAGCCCACAAAAACGCCAAAACCGACGGCAACGCCTGAACCTGATACCTTGCAAGGCTGGGCTGAATCCTTGGCGGAGCGTGTGTTCTTCCCCATTGACAGTGGCATTTCAACGCTGATATCCGTGACGTGCGAACAGGTTGACGGGGAAACCGCGCCGATGGTTACAGTAAACGTCGAATTTCCGGACGGTGCGAAAAACGATTCCCGCGTAAGTGCATTTCTTTCCAGAGCGTCCAAAATGAATCGGTATATGTCAGAGACGGCAAAGGAAGGAAAGATCGAATACGGTTCTCTGCTTGTCATTGGATGGACGACATATATAGATAAGTATGGAAACGAGAGCGACGGTCACGCTGTCGATATTCGCGTCAAGGCCAGCGAGGCCGCAAAGGTGAACTGGGAGAATTTTTCTTCCGATATGCTGCCAGGGATCGCCGTTTCCTTCGGTATCAATCCGATCATCCGTGACGGTCTGTCACTTGAATACTACTCAAAAATCCGCTACTAATCGCTTGAAATGAAAACAAGCGATGTTTTGCCGACATCGACAAAACATCAGGTCGCGCTGAGCGACAAAAAAAGGCGCGTCCTGATGGGCGCGTCCTTTTGGTTTATTCGGCTTTTCCGCAGCATGGGGTAGTCGATGCAAAACCGAACCCCAACCCGAACCTGTAATCCGTCGCGTTCGGAACGTTGAAACAGTTTTCCGCTTTGAAAAGTTTGACCGCCCTTTCGAAAGCGATTCTTTTTTGATCCTGCGTCAGTTCACTGGGTAAGCCTTTCAGGCATGTCCGCAGATTCTCGACGATTGCAAGCACAATCGCGTTTTCCTCCGCCTTGGTTTCTTCATCTTCGACCATCCACTCCGGGACACACAACGCAAACATACGATTCACGTCTTTCATGCGTTCACCGCCTTTCTTTTTCTATCATATGCCGATTTTTGAGGAATATACTATCAAATAATTATCAAAAGGGGGATTATTTATGGCAAAAGCAAAAAAGCTGCCGTCCGGCAACTGGCGAACACAGGTTTACCTCGGCAGGGATGCAGCAGGAAAGCCAATCGTCGAATCATTCACCGCCTCGACTGCCCGCGAATCTGAACGCCTCGCCGCCGTCGCTGCCGCCGATCGCAAGCGGAAGAAGAAACAAACGCTGACGCTCGGCCAGGCAATGGACGAGTTTATAGATACTTGCCGTGTACAGGGCTATTCGCCGTCTACGCTGAGAGGATATGTCACCATCCGAAAGAACAGCTTCCCGTCGCTGGTCAATGTGAAGCTCGATCAAATCACGCCCCGCGATGTGCAGAAGGCGCTTGACGACCGGGCGCGGGAACACACACCGAAGACGGTCAGAAACGATTATTTCTTTCTCAAGACGATTTTGGAGAAGAACGTCCCCGATCTACAGCTAAACGGAATTGTTCTCGCAAAGCTCAAGCGGAAGAAAAAGCAGCTCTTTTCCGAAAAGTGGGCTGGCGACGTTCTCCGATACGTCGCGGAACGCTGGGAGACGGATTTCTACCTCTACTGCTGCTTCATCGTCAGCGCTGGCTTGCGTCCCTCTGAGGCTTACGCTCTGACGTGGGGGGATTTATCCGCATCCCCTATTGATGCGCTGGATTCGAGCGGCAGGACATACAAAATCGGCACGATCAACATCGACAAGGCAATCGTGCGCGGCGAAAAGGGCTTCCAGCCCAAAGGGACAAAAAGTGACGCGGGAGAGCGTGTCCTGCGCGTTGACTGGTCTTTCTTTGAGAACCTTTACGACGCAAAGCCACGAGGAAAAGACAACGAACAGGTTTTCCAGATGAAGCCCAGCCGTGTTATTTACAGATGGGATATAACGCGCAAAGACTTAGGGCTACCGGAAACCATGCGCTTTTACGATCTGCGCCACTTCTTCGCAACGTCGGTCGCATACTCCGGCGCGTCCGAGGAAGAGCTTGCTCGCGTCATGGGTCATTCAACGTCTGCTTTCTCGCATCAGGTGTACGTCGAGCTTTTCCGCGAACGGCAGGACGAAATCAACGCCAAAATGGCAGCGGGAACAGCGGCCTTGTACGGGTCTGTCTCGGCAAAAAAATAG